CAGAAAAACGTACATATTCGGTCAGTTTCTATTCCTACCCAGCACGAAAATTCGTCAACTATTGGAGCTGACCGTGGATTGCGTGAGAAAAACGCTGTCTCGTTTCAGAACAACTCGATTTATTACAACAACAAGATGGCGACGAATGATTATGGTCAGGGGGCGTGGTCTTTGGACCGTAGACGCCGGAACGCGTGGGATACGCCACGATAGACTAGATGTGGAGGACTTATGGCGATCACTAACGGCTACACTAATTTAACAAACCTGAAGCTTTCTTTGGGCATAACTGACACTGTTGATGACACCTGGCTGGAGATTTGTGTCACGGCTGCTTCACGCGCTATTGACAATTTCGCTGAGCGTGTGTTCTACACGACTGAGGGTTCACGGGTTTACATTCCTTACGACAACTTCCTGGTCGAGATTGACGATCTTGCATCGTTGACTTCTTTGAAGACTTCCACGAACGTCGATGGTGTGTTTGACCAAACCTGGGGCACTAACGATAGGCAACTGGAACCGTTGAACGGTATCGCCGGTGGTATCCCTTCCCCTACAACTCACATTCGCGCTGTCGGTGATTACTGGTTCCCCACTGCTGGGCAAGAGGCCACTGTTGAGGTGACTGGGACGTTCGGTTGGTCCGCTGTACCTGACGCTGTTGAGCAGGCTTGTATCCTCCAGGCTGCCAGATATTTTAAGCGTGCTGATAGCCCTATGGGGGTCGCTGGTTTCGACGCTATGGGTGTTGTTCGTCTGTCACGGATTGACCCTGACATTGCTACTCTTTTGGAGCCGTACTGCCGGATTAGGATGGCGTAGTCGTGGATATTCAGGCGATTAGGCAACAACTCGCCGTAAACCTTGGCACGATTAGTGGTTTGCGGACTGCGGAGAATGTGCCGGACATGGTGAACCCGCCTGTCGCGGTGGTGAGCCTGGAGCAGATAGCTTTTGACGGCGCTTTTAATCAAGGGTTGACGACTCTTGAGTTCACAATTTTCGTTGTCGTGTCTCGTGCTGACGAGCGCACAGCGCAACGGAAGCTAAACCAGTATGTAGCCGCTACCGGGGATTACAGTATCAAGTCTGCGGTAGAATCGGATAGGAGACTTAATAATCTCGTAGCGGATTTACGGGTTCGTAGCGTGACTAACATAGGCTCTCTACAACTGGATGATCAGGAATATATGGCGGCTGAGTTTGCTGTCGCTGTTTATGTATAAGGAGAAATAAATTGGCAAAGTATGTAGTTACAAGCCAAAAGGTAACTGTGAACGGAACTGACGTTTCGGACGCTTGCGCTCGCGCTGAGCTTGTCCTGAACGCTGCCGAGGTCGAGACTACTGACTTCGGTTCCGCTGGTTGGACTGAGGTTGTGGGCGGCCTGAAGAGTGGTCAGTTGACCCTCGACTTCCACAGCGACTTCGGTGCCGGTGGTGTGTCTAACCTGTTCCAGGACCTTGTTGGCACGATTGGGACCTTCGTGGTTATTGCTAACGGAACCGCTGCTTCAGCGACTACGCCCGCATACACCGCATCGGCCTTGATTAACAGCTTCACCCCCGTGGCTGGTGCAGTTGGCGATCTCGCAACATTTTCGGTGACGTTCCCCACAACGGGTTCCGTTTCCTACGGCACTGCGTAATTGTTGTAAGATAACAGCATGAGAATCAACCTACACATTCAGTTCCAGGACGGTACGGCAAAAACAGTAACTTGTAGCGCTGCTGACCTTGTTGCTTTCGAGGACAAGTTTGGGATTAGTGTTACGAAGCTGGCTGAGGAAACTCGGATTGGCTGGTTGCTGTTTTTGGCGTGGCACTCGGAGAAACGCTCCGGCGGTACAAAGGCTGACTATGAGAAGTGGCTGGAAACAGTTGAAACCATTGGGGAGTCTGAGGAAGACCCAAAATAGTTGGTCTCGGTGAGTCTTCGGCTCACTGGATGATCGCTGGTCTAGCGGTTGAAACCGGGATTAGTCCTAGAGAGTTGTTACAGCTCGATGACAGGATGCTATGGACCATGCAACGCTGGTTGGTAGCAAAGAATCTGCCGAGACACTAGGAAGCCGCCCCTTCGGGGGCGGTTTTCTTGTCGGTAGAATAGATGTAGACGTTAGGCGGATTCATGGCAGAGACTTACAGGGCTGACATCATTGTCAGTGATATGAAGCGTCTTATCCGTCGGTTGAATGAGATTGAGCCTGAGTTGGCTAAGACGATGCGCCGTGAGTGGAAAGAAATTGTTGAACCGGCTAGGTCGCATTTGACGGCGAGTATCAAGTCGGCTGGTATCCCGATGAGGGGTTTCCGTAAGCGTGGTTCACCTGTTTCTAAGACGTGGAATAACCGTGGTCAGTCTTCTCGTGTGTTTGTGCAGATGCGGGCTGGTAATCGTGTGATTGCTCAGATGCGGAATCAAACTATTTTGCGTTTGGTTATTCGTAATGCTGCAACGATTATTGCGGATATGGGCGGACGGACGTTGAGTTCTCGCACCCCTAAGGGCACGAAGACTGACTGGTATGTGTATACGAATCCTCGCTTTGCCAACACTTATGGGCCTAACAGTAAGCCCGGTTTCCGCCGTCACACTGTTACTACGCAGGGTGATCAGATGTTGTTGAATCTTCGACAGTGGGGTCGCGGGAGCACTTCTCGTGTCGCCTACCCGTCAGTGGAAAAGACGTTGCCGAATGTGCGGGATAAGTTGATTACGAACATAAATGAATATGTGGCTTTGACGAATCGAGAGTTGGGCGCCTAATGGCTAAAGAGAGACCGTTATCTATACCCGTTGTCCTTGGTATCAAGGGTGGGGGTCTTGATGAGGCTATCAAAGACACTAAGAAGCTGTCTACCCAATTGGGTCGCCTTTCTGACAGTGCTATTAAGGCTGCTGCTGGTTTTGCGGCGTTCAAGGGTGGGCAACTTGTCGCTAATTTCGCTCGTGATGCGATTGATGCAGGTCGTGACCTTCAGGTTAACTTGAATGGTTTGCAGTCCGTATTCGGTGACCTGACGCCAGGAATGGTGGAGTTCACGAAGAGTACTGTCGGTATCGGTTTGTCAATGTCCGAAGCCGCTAAGGCTTCTACGTTCCTGGGTTCGGTGTTGAAGCAGTCCGGTTTCTCGATGGACGAGGTGTCTGAGCAAACTAAACGTCTCGTTGGTTTGGCTGCCGACCTTTCCTTGACGTTCGGTTATGACGTTCAAGAGTCGTTGCTTGCAATGACCGCCCTGTTCCGTGGTGAGTATGACCCGATTGAGAAGTTCGGTGTCGCCATGAAACAGAACGAAATCGAGGGTGTGAAACTTGCTCGCGGTTTGGAGGGGTTGACTGGTTCCGCTGAGCGTCTTGTTGATCAGCAGATTCGTTTGGAACTGTTGTATCAGCGTTCTGCTGACTCTATGGGCGCTTATGAGCGTCAAGCGGGTACTTTGCGGGTGGCTCAGGATACGTTGCGGGCATCGTTCAACAATATGCAACAGATTTTGGGCACCCAGTTGCTTCCTGTTGTTGCTGATTTGACGAACTCGATGATTCCGCTTGTTGAGGCGATTGGACCTATCCTTGCTGCCGCAATGCGTCAGGTTGTCCCATTACTTGTCGCTTTTGCTCAAAACACCGACCAAATTGTTTCTTTCACAGTCGGTCTTGTGAAAGTCATTGCCGCTGTTGTCACCGTAATGGCTACTCTTGCGAAAATTATTGTTGAGAACATTAATTTCATCAAAGTGTTGGTTATCACTCTTGGTGTTCTTGCTACCGGTTTTTATGCTGTCCGTATTGGTGTTGCTGTTTTCAACACGGTTAGAGCAGCCGTATTAGCTTTGAATGTGACTTTGGTTTCCACCAAAGTGGCTTTGGACACTATTAAGATTGCAATGTTCGCCATTCCCATTGTGGGTTGGTTGGCGGCTCTCGGAACAATTATCAGTATCGGTTACGGGATTAGCGCTTCGGCTAAAGCCGCTGGCGACAGTGTTGAGGAGATGCTTGATACTGATGCGTTGATGGCGGAAATTGATGCTGCCAAAAATAGTGCCGAGAGCGCGATGGCTGATGTTGGCGACGCAATGGGTGAAACCGTTGGTGGTGCTGGTAGTGCCGCTAAGGATGCTGTTGCTGAGTTTTATAACAAACTTGTTGATGAGGCTAATAAACAACAGGCTAAGCTTCGCCTTCAACAACTGGGTGCTTCTGCCGGTCTAATTCAGTCAATTCTTGGTGCTGGCGAGGATTGGCAACGAGTCTTCAACGATGTTGTTGCTCGTGGTATCGCCGGTGTGCAGGATGTTCAAAAACTGTTCCGCGCTACCGCTGCTGGTTTTGATGAGGCAATGTCACAGTGGGAGGAAAAGTACGGTGAGCCTTTCCGCCAGTTCAAGGAGGATGCGCTTGCTGCCCGTGACGCCCTGATTGAGTTCACTCGGGAGATTGAGATTCTGCCATCTGTGGCGGAAACACTCGGTGAGTTTGAGCGATCCGCTGTTCAGAACTTGGAGTCTATTGAAGAGAAGCTGGCTGATGCTTTCGAGAACGGTCAACTACTTGATAATTCTTACGAGAACTTGTTGCAGTATGCCCGTGACGAGTTCCAGGTGTTGCGTCAGATTGAGCGTCAACGTGATGAAATTATTAATCGTCGTGATGCTGCCGAGTCTCTTATTAATTCGGTGCAACGTTCTATTCAGTCTGGTGCGCGACTTGTAAACATTTTGGGCGAGGTTAGCACTGAGGCTGAGGGTGTTGATGTTGTTGAGTTCGCTACCCGTACTGTGTCGGCTGGTACGAGTCTCAAAGAGTTCCGTACTGCTCTCATGTATAACTTTGTGGAGCCGATTGAGAAGGCCAAGTCGAGGGCTGATGAACTGGTTTCTGGTTATAGGGCTGTTGTGGAGCGCACTCGGGAGTTTGTTGACAATCTGAAGGCGTTGCGGGCGCTTGGTTTGGACCCAATGTTGTTCAACCAGTTGGTTGAGGCTGGTGTTGAGGCTGGTGGGGAGACCGCTAGGGCGCTTGTTGAGGGTGGATCGGACACGGTAAACGAAGTCAACTCTTTGTTCAAGGAGTTGGACACCCTTGGTATGGAGTTGGGCGAGAACACTGCTCAGGTCATGTATGGGCAGGGTGAGAACTTTGTCAACGGTATTGTTGAGGGTCTGGCGGCCCAGGCTGGCGAGTTGGAGATTAGTGCCCAGTCGATTGCTGAAGCGTTTACGACAACGTTTGAGGAAGTACTGATTAGTGGTATTAATGCCGCGATTGATGCGGCTGAGGCTGCTATGGCTCGTATGCCACGGATTGAGGATTTTGTTGGTGACATGAGCTTCGGCGCACCTACTGGCGGTGGCGGTGATGGTGGCGCTGGCAGAACTGGGGGCGTTAATCTAAAAATTGATAATTTGCCACCCTTATTGCCTTCCGCTGATCCCAACCGCAGGCTTACACAATCAGAAATTCGCGGAGCAGGAAGAATGTCAACCTTGGAGGCGGGACTTAGTGGTATTTTTTCGTCACCCGAT